GGAGTCGTCAAGAATTCGTGATATTTTTTGACGTTCACCATTTTCTTGTAATGGAATACCTTCAATAATTGAATGTAATTGTTCGATTGTAGTTGCGTTTTCGATTTGTTCTTTTAATGTTTTCATTTTGTTTTTTTTAATGTTGTGCCTTATTGACCTTACGAAATTACTTTTCTTTTTTATATCTGCAAATTATTTTACACATTTTTTTTAATTTTTACACAAATTTAGAATGATTCTAAATAAGGAATGCAGCTTTTAAGCTGAAATAAATTCCGCAAAAATAAGGTGATAAGCTTAAAACAAGTGTGTCAATCGAGCGATTTGACCGTGTTCCTTGTGGTGAATGAATCCTTCAATCGCCTTCGGTGCGTGTTGGTAGCCGTTGCGGTGATGCCATGAATCCGTTCCTGAAGGTGAACGCAAAGATTCAACCGTCACACCGATGTAATCTTTCGCGATCTTGTGATGAACGTGGTGTGTGTACACATAACGGTGTTTCGTTTGCGACCATTCCAGCGGGAATTCTTGCGCCATTAACAACGGCAAGTCCTGAAGCTTCGCGCCGTCGCCGTGTGTCGTTCCGATTAAACTTGTCCCGTACTGGAACGCTTTTCGATGTGCGATTGAACAATCGAATGTGATATTCGGACAATTCCGAAACCATGATTGAATCACGTCCGCAAGGAAAAAGCCGTTTGTGTAGTCGTGATTTGACGGATTGAAAGTGAAATGAACGTCCGCGATTGTGATAAGCTTTTCAAGCACATCGACGTAAAGCCGTTTCGCGTTTAGGAAATTTTCATACCACATGCCGTCGGTGTCTTGTGGTGTTCCAGCGGTGGTTTGTCGCTTCGGCGTGTCAATGTGAAGGATGTCATTGCCACCGATGAAAAGAATCTTTTCAATCTGGAATCCACTTGACTTGTCAAGAATTCCTTGAACACCTTCGTGAACGCGTTTCACCGCGATTTGTTGGTTGTAATCTTCGCCAGTTTCAAAGGACGTCGACAGCTTTCCGATGTGAACGTCCGCTGGATCAATGATAAGTAAATGTCCTTCGGTTGATTGCGTTCTTTTGATTGCTGGATAAACTGGTGAATGTTCTTCGATTGCTTTGAGAATGTCAACCTTCAGGTTTTCAAGTTTATTCGATTCGTTATCTTCGAAGTTAGGATTCTTGAAAAACAAGCTGGTGTTCTTCGATTTCAACCAGCCGTGTTTGACGGTTTTCAAATCAATATCTTGGTCGTCACATTCGCGCTTGATTGCACGGTATTGTTGAACCACCTCGAATTCTTCGCGTGTGATTCTTGGTCGAAATTTATTCATAGATATTTGAAGAATAATTGAACGCGCGCAATGAATGCGCTATTCAACACGAAGCGAAGAATGAAGCCGACCACGAACGCGATGAACACGATCCACCAATTCGTTCGGTATTTGACCACCTGAACCGCCTTCGCTGTTTTCCATTGTGTCTTTCCTTCAATTCTAAGTGTCTTCACGCGTTCTTTATATTCGATTCGTGTCTGGAATCGTGTCTTCGGAACGTACACATTGTTGAACTTTATCACCGTATCGCGATACGCGATGAACTTTTCCCAAACAATCGAATCGTGTTTGATGACCGGGAAAGAATCAATGGTTGTGATTCGTATCGTGTCGCTGTCTTGTGTCAATTTTGCGCCATGTTTGAGCGCTTTTCGGACGTGATATTGTGCTTTCCTTTCGGACGAACACGAAACGACGGCAAACGTGATTAAAATGGCGTATATTATTTTCATAAATTCTTCAGCATTTCGATTAATCGTGGACATGGATAAACGTCGGACTTGTCACGACGAACGGAATTGTGTGTGAAGATTCCTTTTTCATTCTTCAGCGCGAACAAATCAATGTCCCAAATCGATTCGTTGTAATCAAGTGGAATGTCATAAATTTCGCAAAGATATGTGACAAGCTTTCGCGTAGATTCGATTTGTGCGTCGGTGTATTTGCACCAAAACTTGTGATTCTTGAATGGTCTTTCCAGTTCCGTCACCATTGACGAAGGAACAACGCGGTTGACGTAGTTGTAAAATTTACCGTTCACTTGTTTTAACATTCCCCAGTTGGTCAATTCGATTCCGATTGATGTCTTGTTCAGGTCGCGGAATGGAACGTGATTTGATTTGAAGATTTCCGCACCGACACCCAAGTGCCACGCCCAGTGTTTTGAACTGAAGCATTGAACGATTTCGCCACGTTCACCAATCACGAACGCGGTCGCAATCTTTGACGAATTTGAATTCCAAAACTTCGCAACGCTTCGAGCGTCACCACCACCAGCGGTGTGATGAAGGTACACTTGTGACTTCGGATGTTCTTCAGCAATGAATTGTCCCGGTGACAATCGTTCCTGAATCAAGTTCAAATCGTTTACTTGAATTCGTCCCATTCTTTGTGTTTTGCGGTTATAAATTCTTTGAATGATTTCAAGACGTCCTTCTTTGTCACATCGAAATAAGATTCATTAATCGATTTCAATTCAACAAACACGCAAAAGAATGTAAACGCTTTGGTCAACACAAGGTCAACCGAAATAAACAAGCCAATCAAGTCGGCAAGCACATACATTTCAAGGAAAAAAACGGACACAATCGCACCAGCGTAAAGCAATGTTTTCGACACGGTTCGTTTGAATCCAGTTGACCGCAATGGATATTTCAATTTTTTACTTCGCCAGATACCGACAATAAGGTCAATCCAAATAAAAAAAATAGTTATTGCAACCATTCCCTTCACTGGCGCGAGAATAGATAAAAAAGAAACGCCAAGCAAAGTCAAGTTAGTTTTCATTGTTCATTTGATTGTCATGTAATTCACTGAAGATTTGATATAAATTGAAAAGAAAAATTGTCCAGCCGAAAAGAATCATGTGCAATGAATCACTATACCACAACGAAAAAGCGGTTGCAAAGCTTGCAACATAGTAAGCAATTCCAAGAAAACGAATGTGATCGTGATTAATCATTGCCAAAAGAATAATTGTCCATAGGTATTTGACACCAGTCTTCATTGTCGTATACATTCATCGCGATGTTCATTGTCCACCCTGCCGTCACGTCGTGCGAACGGTTGATGAATGGTTGCGTCGCCATTGTTCCCGTGACGTCAAGGAAATCTTCGAAGCGCCATTGCTTCAAGATGACATGAATGTCTTTGCAAATGGATAAACAATCGGAATGGATTTCGTTAATTTGACGGTATTCCTGAATGTTATATTTATCCGCGATTGAAATGATTGCGTTGACCTGAACACCGAAGTCGTTGATTTGTCCCGGTTGCAACGTGACAACCATTAAAGGATAGTCAATCGCATCGCGTGACACCGCGTCAAGAAAGTCACCTTGAAAGAAGCTGTTTATTTGACGATGTTCGGTCGCAATTATTTCGAATTCTTTCATCAACTGGTTTAGTGTCTTTTCCATTCTTCAGGTATTTGTTCAATTTTTCAATGTCTTTTTTGCTTGGTGTAAAGCGTTTATTCATACGATCCAGTTTAACGGCGAATAACCAGTGTTGTCCTTTGTTACTTTTTCATGACACATGGACGGCGAACCACAACAATCAATGTACTCAGGATAATTGTCGCCGTTGTCGTCCATTAAAAAACCGATTAAACGTTCTTTGTAGAATTGCGCGTCCTTCAATAGTTGGTCACGCAAAACGTAAGTGTCAGGGGTGTTGTTCGCGGAAATGTTTTCGTCGTTCACACGTCCGACCGATTTGTTCGTCAGCTTTTCGTTCAATAGTAACGCGCAACGGTAGTCAACGTAAGCAACCAAACAAGGCACGACGTAATCGTTCATCAATGTAAGGTAAGTCGGTGTCCAAGTGTTGTTTTGAACGCGTAACAATAGCGCTTTGTACAAAGGTGTTCCGAGCGCTGGTTGAACGTGGATGTCTTGACTTCGACGAATCGCAACCGCGAGAATCTTCGTGTCGGTGTTTTGGTGAATAAGACCTAATTTTTTTAGGTTTTCAACGGATAAAAGATAGTTCATATTATTGTGCAATTACAAGTTGTTGAATCCATTCGTGACGGCAAAACGGTGTCGTCGCGCCAGTGTCTGGATTTGTATACCAGCCACCACGGTAACGCCACACATTGCGGTCAACGCGAACTGAAATGTTGTCGATGTCTTTACGGGAATAACTTCGATTCAATTCGATAAGCTTCACGCAAAACGCGCGTGATTGCGTAATCGGATCAGGAACATTCGGACGCGTTCGGTAAGTGTAACGAACTTCGAACCTTGAAATCGGAATGTCAATGTTCTCAATTACGGACTTTCCCAGCGTGTTCACTTCACCCCCCTTGGTAAGTATTTCAAGTTCACGAAGTGATGCAATTCTTTTGGCAATGTCTTCGACTGAAGTGTTCAACGCCTTCGCGATTGCTTCGCTTGATTCACCGTCGGAAAGTAATTTCAAAACGTCCTTGTCCGCGCCCGTCAACGTAGCGGAAATTTCGCCAACCTTGTCGAATAGTTGCTTGCTTCGTGAAAATACTTGTTCGCTTGGTGTGTTCCATTCAATCGGTTCGGAATGTAACACGATGAAGTTTTCATTCGATTCACCGAATTGTTCGAACACCTTGATTTCGTCGGTGCTGAAGTTGTTGTTGTGACATGATTGAACAATCGGTGTCGGTGTCGGTGCTGGTGCTGGTGTCGGAACGTCCTTCGGCAATGGATCAACGTCACGAAGTTTAACTTGACCAATATACCCACCAAGTTCAAGCATCAAGTTCAACATCCATTCGATTCGTCTTTGCTTTGTGTTCACGTAAGTCGCTTTGAAAATGTTGAATAAATCACCGCTTTCCGCTGAATTGAACGAACCTTCAAGACGTACACCGAAAAGTTGCGGTGACGTGATCGCATGCGACACAAGAATGTTTTGTTGCACGCTTTTTTCAGTCGCCAAATATCTTTGGTCAAGATTGTTCCCGTTCAAGGACAACACTTCAGGTGCTTCGTCTTTGCCGTTTGAGAATGTCAAAATGATTTCACCAGCGTCTTCGACGGATTGCGAACGACCTTTGACATTGTCCTTCAGTCGATTCAATTCTTCGGTTGTTTCTGGATAGCCAGACGGGAAATTGATAAGCGTCCCGGATTTGAATCCGTTTTGCAATTCGTACATGTGAAATTTCGAAATGTCAACGTCGGTTTGAATTGCCGTGATTCCACCATAATAAGACGGCTTGGGATAAACACCTAATTCTTTTCGACCGCGAAGGTGCGGTTCTTTATAATATAGAATGAACGAACCAGTTCGGTTGTTCTTGTCGTAAGCTGGAAGGATTCGAAGGTTCGTTTTTTCTGGTGATTGATTCAACGCCAACCAGTCATCTGAAATAAAATAAGTCAATTCATCAACCGACGCGCGAATCATGTCAATCGGAATGTGTTCCCACATGACAACCTTCGTTTGTTCCTTGTTCCAAGTTCCCTTGATTGCAAAGCCACCGAACAATTCTTGGTCGAACGCCATTCGTTCAGCTATTTCGTTCATGTCGAAGTCGGACCATTTGTTGTCGATGAAAGGTTGAACCATTCCAGAAACGATTTCAACACCACCGCCAGCAATGTAGAATGTTTTATTTTTTATTATTCCTTGGTGGTAAGCTGAACCGTTGTAAAGGTCAATCAAGAAAAACGGGTAATCGTTCTTTTTTCCCCATTTCGTGAATCCGAGTGAGCGGTCTTTTTCTTCTTCAGGTTTGATAAATTCCTTTCGAAATGATAAGGACGTAATTTTGTTATTCATATATGTTGAAATAAATCGGTGAATCGTATTCGTAAGACGGTGAATCCGCTTCAATTACATGAGCGCGTCCAGTTTCGACAAGTCCTTGTGATTGCGCTGGATCAAGATTCGCTGGTGAAGATTGCTGGTATATATTATAAATATAAAAGCCGTCGTAAATGAAAGACACATCGACGCCGTCAATCAACACAAATTCATCGTAACGCGGAACGCCTTGTGAAATGTTGTTCAATACACACGTTTGTGTATTGAACGATTGTTCATGAATGAATTCAAACAAGTAATTCGGATTCGGAATCGTTGTCAATTCCGTCACCGTTACCACCAGCGGTGTTGTTCCGTTTTTTTGTATTTTTAACATTCTCTTTTTTTACAAGGTTCGGTTTCTCAAATTCATAAATGTCAAGTATTCCAAGCGACAAGTACATTTCACCTTTGTCCGCTTCAATTTTGACGTAGCGTTGCATAGTTGGTGACCAACATTTGCACCCGATAAATTCTTTTTTTATTTCCATGCGACTAAATTAAACAAAAAAAAGGGACGGGACAACGCCCATCCCCTTAAAATTGTGTAGGTTAAAATTAGATTGAAGGCGATTGTTGACCTAACAACGTTGCGTAAAGCGTAGAGTTCACATCTGGAACTTCGTCGTTTTCCATTCCACGCATAACAATCACGTGACCTTTTCGGTCGCTTTTCAACACGCCTGAACTGTATTCGTTAGCATCGGCAACCTGAAGACCTTCACCAAGACCAAGCGCAACGATTGTTCCGTCAGCGTTTTCAACCAAACAAACACATTCGTTTTGTGCAAGTAAGTGAATTTCAGCACGCAATTCTTTTGAATCACTTGCAAGGATCATTGACAATTCATGCTCGTACCAAAGCGTTCCGTTGTTTTTGTCAACGCGAACTGGTGCGGTAAAGCTTGATAAGTTTGACTTTAATTTGTAAAGGAATGTTTCACCAGTTACGGTCAAAGAAGTCAATTCGTTTGATCCAGAAACAACAGCGCCTGAAGTCGCACCCAAAGGAAACAACAACACACTTTTGATTCCACCTTTCCCGTTTGTACACGTTCTATCGTTGTACCCGGTTGTCATATTACAAGACATAATTTTTTATTTTTTTAGGTTTAACAAATGGCGCACCGAAATGCGCCGTTAATTTTGTTGAATTATAGTCCTTCGAATGTTCCAACTTGGTTCAAGAAAGGTACTTGAACACCAGCGCGGAATTTAGAACGTAAATAAATCACGTCGTCATCGAATGAATACCACAAGTCGTAAGATTCGAAGTCACTTGACAAGTCAGTTCCGAAGAAGAAATGTGAAGCGCGACCAGTGTAAATCTTAGTCGTTCCGTTCAATCCGTTTACTTTGACAACACGCATGTTTGTTCCCGGTAAAAGCAATTCGCTCAAAGTCGCGATTTGTGTCGGATTGTAGTTGTAAAGGTTCAAGTCAACCAAGTTTTTCAATAAGAAGTTGAAATTCTCACGACCAGTGAAACAAATGAAGTCAGCACCTTCAGCGATGTTCGACGGTGTGTTGGTAAACGCTTCGTAGAAAATATCGAATGCGTTGGTTGCATCGATTGACGTTGCACCTGAAGTGTTCAAGTCAACACAACCATTTGCAACGGTTAAGAATTGATTGAATCCATTCATGAACGCTAAGTTACCAGCACCTGAAGCTTTGTTACCTTGCCAAATTAATTTCTCTAATTCGAACGCGTGAAGTTCTAATAAGTAGTTGATTAAGATTTGCTCAAATGGCAACGTCTTGTCTTCAGCCATTGCACCCGGACGAAGCGCAAGTTGCGTCCAGAATCCAGCAAGGTCTTTTTGACAGAATCTTTTTAAGTAACCGATTGTTTCAACCGCGATTGCACGATCCGTGAAGATTGTGTCGCCTGAAGGTGACATTGAACAATCACCAGTTTGGTAAACGATTGAATCATTCAGTAATTTCAATTCTTCAGATCCTTTGATTCCTTGTTGAATCGCGATATACTGAAGGGTTTGTGCTTCGGTTACTGAACGGTGAATTAAATCTTCTCTTTGCTCGTCAACGTATGGTTGAAGACCAGCCACATTGTAGTCGAAGTTCGACTTAACGTATTTTTTAATAGACATTTTTTATAGGTTTTTATATTGTTTCAAAAATTGTTGTTTAGCAGTCAAGTTGCCAGCTCGTGAAAACTTTTCGTTTTCTTTTGTTTCATTCGACGGCATCGCCTTGAAGCTTTCGAAGTCAGCTTTCAAAGACGCGATTTCGTTTCGAAGTGACGCGTTGTCATCGGAAATACTTTTCAAGCTTTCAACAACCGCTTCGAAAGTAGTTGTCAAGGTTGAAAGTTTTCCATTGATTATTCCTTCAATCGCTTCAGCTGACATTGATTCTTCAATCATTGCTGGTTCTTCGCTTGAAGTCATTTCGTTTATCTTTGTGATCACGGCGCTTGCAACGTCGTAAGCTTTGTCCATTTCAAGACCAAGTTCGGCAGCGATTATTTCCGTTACGCCTTCCAATACAGCTGGTAAAATGTCAGCGGACACCGCTTCGAAATCCGCGCTTGTTTCTTCGGTTGTCACTTCTTCATTTCCACGTTCGTCGGTAACTTCGGAAATAAATCCGTCAGCGTCAACCGTGATTGTCACACCAGTGTAATCCCCACCAAGTGCGTGTGTTCCTTCTGGTGCTGGAATGCGACCTTCAGGTGTTACGATGAAAACTTGTTGACCAGCTTCAAGCGAATCAAATTCAATGGTTGTTTCACCGTCTAATAAAGTCGCGGTCTCGAACGTTTGTTCGGTCGCGGTCTCAAACATGGATTTGATTTTTCCAAGTTCGTTCATTACTTTTTCGTATGCGTTCATGTAGTGTTTTTTATATTATGTAATCGTGTTCGAGAATTATATTTCACCAAGTTCCTTCAGCTTCGCTTCGGACCAACGAAGTCCAGCTTTGCCACCCCATAACAAGAACGAAATCGTTCCACAAGCGGACGTGTCGCTTTCGTTGTAATAAACTTCAGCGCGTGATAAATAGGAATACATTCTTTTGATGACTTGCAACGATACGGTGTCGCGGTTTGCCAATGTAGTCGCACGTAAACGACCGACACGCGTTGCGCATTTGTTCCCGTTCTTTTCGTTCAATTCCATTCCGCGCTTTGCGTTATTCGAAACCGCTTCAGGATAGTCGTTGAACATTCGGATTCGTTCGATGTTTCTTTTCCAAAGTTCCACTTCTTTCAAGATTGCTTCGAATTCGGATTCTTTCGTCTTGTCCGTTTCAAGTAAAGTGAAAACGCCTTCAATACTGAACCCGTTGAATTCACCGTTCTTCGCTTTTTCAAACAATGCCTTGTCCGTTACCTTATAAGATACCAACCATGAACCGTCGTTCGCATCCTTGAATCTTTCGGGTGCGGTGAATCCACGTTCATTGTCAATCTGGTAACTCATAATCATGAACACCCCGTCAACAATCTTAAGTGGATTGTGGTCAAGATTCACATTGTTGAAATTGTTTCGACGTGCGTAATCAAGCACGATGTCGCGAATTGAATCCTTCGTGAACACAACATAGTATTCTTCTTTCGATTCTTCGTCGTAACGATAAATAGGTGTGTCCGCTGAAATAGCAATCCCGGTAATCACTTGTTGTTCTTCGTTGAATTCGTACTTGACTTTCTTTCCGAACATTTCGAAGTTTTTTTCATGCGCTGGAAATTCAACCAACGAATTGAACGACACCGTTGTTTCTGGATCGTCAAGGTCAATCATGATTTCGTAAACTGGTAGATTTTTTTTCATGTTACTATATTATGTAATTTTGTTCGATGACATTTGTATTTCCCTACCGAAGAAGTCGCGATGACTTCGACATTCAACAATCAATCCGTTTCATTCGGATGTCGTTCCCTGAAGCGCACATCGTTACCGTTGGCGATAAGGTCGCGACGATTGACAACATTCCTTGTAAGCAATTAAACAACATTCGTGGCGCGGACGTGACCAACAAAATGTTAACGTTTGCCCGTGAACGTGGTGGTCAGTTCATCTACATGAACGACGACTTTTATATCACGCCAAAACTTCGCGCCGACATTCCGATTCATATTGGCGAATTCGAATTGAATCCACGACACCCGTCACACTATCGTGAAGCCATGTTCAACACGATTGAATTCTTGAAGTATTACGACCGACCTTTGTGGAACTTCGAAACACATTCGCCAGTGTTAATGGATTCCGACAAGTTGCTTGAAATCTTTGAACTTATCGAATGGCAACGATACAACCATTTTATTAAATCAATTTACTTGAACATGAATTCACCTGAATTGATTCGCAAAGGTGACAACGTGAAGCTTGCAAAGGACAACATTCCCAAAGCCGAAGAACTACTTCGGACGTATGGTTGTTTTTCAACGTCCGATTCATTCCTGACAACGCGCGGTCGTTCGTGGCTTAAAAACTTGTTTTGGATTCCTGAAGCTTGACCTTGTTTTGCGTCGATGAAATGTCGCTTTCCAAAACGAACACTTGTGACGAAGGAATGTTGCTTGTCGTCGCACCTTGTTGACCAAGCAATCCAGCCGTTGACGTTCCAGTGTTCGACGCCGTGAACGATGAAGCACCAGCGCCAGCGGACGCACCACCACCACCACCAGCGGTTGAAAAGTTCGGCGCGCTCGGTGCTGAACCCGACTTGTATTGTTGATTGGCGATTGCAAGCGCTTGCGTTACACCGATGACACCAGCCGACGCGATACCAGCGATACCAGCCGGGGACGGTGGCGGTCCGAATTGTGCGATTGCCTTCACGATTGCGGATGCCGTGTCGATTGCGATTTGACCAAGCTTGATTGCTTTGTCACGGTTGAATTGCGCCTTCTTAATTTTCTCTTCAGCATTGTAAGCTTGAAGCTGAACGGCGTATTTTTGTTGTGCGAACTTTTGTTCAATGGCGGTCTTTTGGTCCGCGGTCAATCCTTCGGCGCTTAATTCCGCTTGCATTTTCGCGTCAAGATTTGCAAGGTCTTCTTCGCGTCGTCCTTCAATCTTATTCAATCGCGCTTGGTCGATTTCGTCCATTAAAGCGTCAACCGTCTTCACATGGTCAAGAACCTTTTGCGCGCCGTCAAGGAATTCGGTCACGCCTTCCAGCGCTTTTTCACGGTCTTTGATTGCTTGTTCATTCCGCTTGTCCGCAGCCGTTTTGTTGATTTCTTCAATCTTGTCGATTTTCTTTTGTTCCAGCGCAATCAACGCGAGGTCGTGTTGTTCCTTCGTGATCCGTTCGTTTTCGTCCGTTGAATTCAATCGACGAAGCAATTCTTTTTTAGCGTCTTCGGTTGTCTGGTTCAATTCCGCAAGTGCTTTTTCTTGGTCGTCCAAAAGAATATCGTTCAGGAATTTTTGTCGGTCACGTCGCTTTGCTTCATTTTCCGCTTCAGTTTTCAATGCAGCGTCCGCGTATTTTTTTCGAACTTCAGCTTTTTTCGTTTCTTCTTCAGCGGTTAATTGTGCAACCAGTTGCGCACCTTCTTCACCAAGTTGTTTCGCTTGTTCTATTTTTTGAAAATACTCGTCTTGAATGTCGGACAATTCCAGATCACGCGCGGACATTTTAGAACGTCGGATTGCTTCGTCGTTCGCTTCTTCTTCGGCAATCATTTGAAGATTGTGTTTTCTCAAATCTTCAGCGCTTTTCGCGTCCGCTTTTCCTTGTGCCTCTTGAATTTTTTCACGATTCTTTTGCGCCGTTTCGAACGCCTTCTTTGCGTTTTCGTCCGCTTTCTTTTGAACTTCGTGGTTGTGTTCCGCAACCATTACTTCCAGCGCGTTTTTCGTTGCGACATTTTCACGATAAGAATCGCCAACAATTTTCTTTGCAGCTTCAAGGCGTTTTTTCAAAGCTTTGTAACGGTCCGAATCGACATCTTCGGTTTGAATCAACAATTCCATTTCCTCTTGAATTGCTTTCATCTTTGACTTTTGAAGTTCTAAATAAACGCGACCGCTTGCTAAATAAGCTTTCGCCTTCATTACTTCCATTTCGTAAGTGTCTTTCCCAGCGGCTTTCGCCATGTTGATTTCGTGCGTGTACTTTGCTTGCGTTGCGTCTTGTTCTTTCTTGACCGCACGCGCTCGCTTGTCCGCGGACTTCACAACCGCTTCGGTGTGGTCTTGTGCGTTCTTTTTCATCTTCGCCGTTTGAACATCGTCCACGACACCGAAGTATTCAAGCGCCTTCACAACGCCGTAAATTACAATAAGCAATGGCGCGAATGCAGCCGCCGCGATTGCGACCGCAACCTTCACACCCGGACCAAGCTTTTCGAATTCTTCACGCGCCTTCAATACCCATTTTGAAACGGTGTCGAAGTTAGCAATCAACAATCCAAGACCAACGACAAGCGCACCGATTCCCGTGGAAATCAACGCAAGCCGAAACAATTTCATTCCACCCGTTGCCGTGGCGGTTGCCGTGGCGCTTGCAAGTGTTGCACCCGTTTGCGCACCGATTGCGGTTGTTTGTGCGGTCGTTGCAACCGTGCCTTGAACGAACGATGAATTCTTCAGCTTTTCCCAAGCCGTTCGAAGCTGGATTCCGAGAATGGAATCCGAATTCAATTTATTCGCAATGGTCGTGACGGAATTCACAAGACCTTGAACAGCTTGAAGCTTGACCATGGTTTGCGTTAGCTTTTCATTTTCAACACCAGTCAACGCCATTGCGGATTGAACCCCTTGAAATGCAGCCGCACCGACTTCAATTCCAGCCATTGCCGTGTCAAGACCTTTGAAGTCCGATGACAACGCAAGTGTTTGCGCCTTCAAGTCACCAATCTGGTCCTTCAGTCCAGCGGCATTTTGTAACGCTTGCGCACCAATCGGTGAACTCGCACCAGCTTGAATCGCAATCGTTTGGTATTCCTTCATCGTTTGCGTCATTTCACGCATTGACAATCCACCAGCTTCAAGCTTCGCGTCAAGTTCCGCAAGTCGTTGTGTCATCGCATCCGTTCCGCTGGAATCTTTCGCGGTCGTTTGCGTGGTCTTCAAATCTTTGTTAAGTTGATTGACCGCCTTGTCCGCGTTTTGAAGGTCTTGAACTGAATTTCCAGTGTTAACCTTGACGGTGAAAACCGCTTCTTTATTTGCCATAAAGCGTTGTTAAAAAGTCGTTGATGTTTGTGAATGATTCGTTGTCAATGGTCATAGTTGTGTCCATGAATATCACACCGCGATCCGTTGGAACATGTGCTTGTGTTTCGTCAAGAATTTCAGCGTCGCCGTCGAAGTGATATTCAAGTTCGCGCATTACGAACCCGTTTGAAATGGTGGTTAAATTAATCATATAATTGAATATTTGTTTTTTTCCAAGACGCCACGTCAGTTAAAGACGTTGAATGTTGCACGGCAAAAATTAGGTAGTTGTCAACCGCTGGATTGAACGCAATTAAACTGATTGCACTGACGCTGTAATCGGTTGTCGCGCTTGTACTTGTTAAGAATAAATTTAGATTCGTTCCGTCAAAGAAAATGTTTCGTTCAAATCTTTGAATTTTTGTTGACGATGCCATTCCACCACCCGAACCAAGGAAAGTCGCACCCGTTAAACTATTCGAAGTGTTAAAATAAAAACGAAAAGCCGAAGAACCCGCACCACTTACCACCGTTCGGTCAATAAATGATTTTATATAAATTGTTTGGTTTGTTGCAATAGTTCCCGAAGGAATTAAAACGGACGCGCTAATTTGATTCGTTGTTCCCATTATTCCCGTACCAACAACGCTACCAATCATTCTTGGATTCGTTTCAATGGCAATGTCGCCAGAACCAAGCAACGAAGTTTCGTTTATTGTCTTGATGTTTTCGCCAGACACAAGCGTTCTTTGCAATCCGTCTTGTGCGCTTTCAATTATTTCCGCACCCGTGATTGACCTTGATTCGTAATCGTCCGATGTTTCTTGTGCGATGACAAACAAGTCGGTGTTCGACAACGGCGCGTCCTTCGGTGTTAAATCGCTGATTTTAATTTGTGCCATGTTATTGTTCTTTTGTTATTTTTTTACTATCTACTTCAGTTATAATTGGCGAAGGTGTTGAACCTTCTTCGACGAATTCATCTTCTCGCGGTGTCCCTTCGCCTTGGATCAATCGCAACAATTCGATTTGCGTTGTGCGGTCTTTTGTTGAATCGTAATCGCTTATCTTTTGTAAACGATACACAACGCCATTGATGTTGATTAGGTTGCGGAAATCAAGCGTATTAATGATTGACGTGTCAATCTTTGCATAGCATGTGAGTAATTTTCCGTAACGTGACACAAGTTCTTGAATGAATGTGTTATGATATTGAAGCAAGTTGTTGTTCGTGTACACCGTCGCTGGATAGTACACCGTTTGCGGAACACCGAAGTTCAAGTCCGATGTCGGATTGTCGATGTCGTCCAAGTGACCGACGTATGGATATTGCGTCAAGTTGTGTTGGTTGTTGAATTCGTCGTGATATTTCCACGTTGCGTTTCGCAATTCACCAACGTACACGATAAACGCGCTACCTTTCTTCGGAACGACTTGACCATTTGCATTGTTGTCAAAGTTCACTTGATAAGAAGCCGGAATAATCAACGACGGATGTCCTTCGACCAAAGGTTTTTGACTGAACGGCAAAGCCATTTTAGTGATTTGCGTGGCGTATTGCGATTGCGACAAGATTTGAAATTCACCATAATTGTCAAGGAATTCATTTTGATATTGAGTATTCCAATAGTCACCGTCTTGTTTGAAATCAAAGTTGTATTCTTTTGATGCGTAGTTGATTGTCGGTTGAACGTTTAGTTCTTTTGAGTAGTCGACCAGTTGTGTCCAGTCAAGCGCGTCTTGTGACGACGTGTAAAATTCCGACAACGGTTCGATTTCAAGAATGCTCGAATCTTGTGTTGACGGTTTGACCATTAAATTAAACATCGTAATCAATCCCTTCAGGAAAACATCGCCAGTCATGTCAGGCAAAAAAGAACCGATTGCCACCGTACCACCGGGAACAAGTTCTTGAATGGTCTTCAGGAAATTCACTACTGCGCCCGTCGAAGTCAATTCAATCGTTCGTGTTAAGCTTGCAACGCCACCAAAGGACACCGCATTTTCAATAACAAAGGTAAGTCCGAATCGAATCTGATCGTTGATTGTGCAATTTACTTGACGTGAATAATCGAATGTGAAGTTGTTAAGATAGTCACCAATGACCGACACGACATTGTCTTGATAAATAACATCATTTGAAATGATTGTGCCATTCTTGAAAATAAGAAGGTTCAATCTAAATTTAAAGCTGTTGGTTGTCGTTTGGTCGAACTTGACTTCAAGCTGGTGGTTACCCTTATATTCAACGGTGTACATTCCAGTCGTTCCAGCGTTGATTACAAACGGCGTTGTCGAAGTTGTTTGTCCAATCGGATCACTCATCACCGTGACATCAACAATGTCGGAAATGCTAACGTTTGAAAAAGATACCAAGCCACCACCTAAGTCGTTCGCTTGATTTGAACCGTTGACAATGAATCCTGAAGCGTTGTTTATTTCTTGTGAGAAAACGGAATCATTCGTTTGTTGCGCTGGTGTGATTGTCGGAAAGTTACCGCCGAAATACGCCATTAAAAGTTTCTTGAATCTTTGACTTTCAAGGAACGTTGAATTCCATGTGATTCCAGCGTATTGAAATAGCTTCTTCAAGATTCCGTAGACAAACACTTGCGGTGGAATCTGGTCACAATCGAACTTGTCAGGCGTTGCCCTTGGATAGCCGTAATCAATCAACCCGTAATAATACCCTTCGCCGTTCCAATCCGTTCCCGTTTGAATCGGTGTTGACACCCCGTTCACTTGGTTGAATCCAGACCACGTTTCGAATTGATTCGCCTTCGTCAACGCGTGATTGTATTCATTGAAATCAAGTTCATTTATCTTGACCTTGTTCATTCTGGAAATGTAATCAATCGTGTCGGACACAAGCGTCAAATCAAACGACCATGTTCCGTCGTTCAATCGACATTCCTGAAGTTGTGCGATTCCATTGAATTCAAGAATCCCGTTGTTGTAATATCGCGCCGTTGCTTTGATTGAAGGATCGAAGTCAAGAATCACTGAATTCGTTGTTGTCCTTTCGTCGCTGTACGTCAATAAGAAAATAGAACGAAAGATTGCGCTATTCGCATTCGTTCCGGGAATCGTGATTGTCTTCGACTTATTCCCTTTACGCGCGGACACATCGCGGATGTCGGCAATGTTGAACGTCAACGGGAATGGCAACGTTTGGTCGATGTCAATCAATCGGTCGTTTATAAATAATTCGCCAGCCATTATGTAAGTTGTGAATTGTAGGTGTAGGTTCTTTCCATGTTCACGACTTCACGAATCAATCCGTCGACACGTCGTTGCTTCAAGCTGTAATCTTCATTCGTTACCTTCACTGGTTCGAACGCGCCCGGTGTTACTTCAAGATAAACTTTTGGCGATTCGTAAAGGTCACGAACCAACCATTGTTGAACACTTTCATTGATCCAGTCGGAATTCAAAACGGTCGTGTCCGTTGCGTATTTGTTGAACGCCATTTGTTCGCCATGATATCGTGTGTATTGCCACGCCGTTCCCGTGTTGTTCCATTCACCGCGTTCCCTTTGATATTCCGATGTCTTGACCTTGGTTGAATTCGTTGACACAAGCGAGAAGGTGAATGAATCCCAACCACCAAGCTTGTTCAACCAATGAAGTCGATGTGTGTCGTATCGGTGACATTCCGTGTCCATGTGGAATGTGAACAATTCCGAATAACCTGAAAAGATTCCGAATGGTTCAAATCCAGCGCGAACACGCACCGTATAGTAAGCGCATGACTGGAAATCAACCAACGTGACCGATGTGTTCGTAATCAAGTTTTGTGGTGCGCAATCAATCACACCGATGTTGAACGCTAACGTGACTGGAACGGTGTCCGTCGCAATCAACGTGTTTGTAATATCGTATAGCTTCAATTCAATGTCCGTCACCGCTGAACCCCCACGATTCAAAAAAGTAAGGAACGCGGATTCGTATAGTCCGACGAAATACTTTCGTGTTCGTGGAAAGTCAGTCAAGAATAGAACGTTGCCTGAATTCGGATTCAACCTTGAAATGGTGTAATCAAGATAATTAAAATTAATGAAGTCAGGATGTCGAAGTGAAGCGTTCCAAGCGCGACTTACATTCGCATTAAGACTTGATGTCGAAATCACTGGTGGTGTTCCATACTTTTCGTAAATCTTGATATTGACGAACGAAATCGCCGTATCGTAAAACGTAAGCAAGTTACCAGTCGTGACCATTTCGCTTGTGAGTAACGCACGCAATTCACCGCTTGCGTCGAACTTCGCATAGTTCGCGGATTCGTTGAACACTTGATGTGTCGACACCAAAACGAAGTTGACGTAAAGTTCAACAATAAAGCTGAAGTTCGGTTGCGCCGTTTGGTCGCTACTAAATACCCAAACGTAAGGATTGCACGCTGGTTGAAATAATTGCGGTTCTTGTGTTATTGTTACTGCCATGTTTCAGTTGTCTTTTCAAATTTAATTTCAAACACCAATCCAGTCAATTCAGCTAAGTCGTTCGATATTCGTTCAAGCAATTCATCGGTGATCACTGATTCCGTTATGTGCTTCGGTCGAAGTCCACGTTGCTTGATGTTCGTGGCGATTGCGTAGGCGTGCGACATTTCAAGTCCTTTCCATTCCTGAATTGCCTTCGCCATGTTATAAGACACGCCCGGATATTGAAAGGAAAAAACGCTTGCATGATTGACCGCGATTCCGTTCACACCTTGGTCGACGAATTTATAATAGTCGTCAGCTTGAATTTCAAAGGACAACGCACCAGTCGGAAAGTACACAACCGATTGCGCAAGCGCGCCCGTGTTCATCGCGTTCGTTTGAATGTATTCTCGAAGGTCCGCGGTGACTTTGTTCCCGACGTTTAGAATAAATTTTTCGTAAACGCTTTGTGGTTGTTCCGCTTCAGTAACCGACACCCCGAATTCTTCAAGGAAATCAAAGTCAGCCATGGCGTTGTTTATTTAATATGTAATCTTGTTCGTCTTTCAATTTAAGGTAGTTCATCCAGAACAATGTCTTCACATACGGTTGTTGAGTGATTCCGTCAACGCTCGTTCCAAGTTCTTGTCCGAGTCGCTGAAGGATTCGTGTCCAAGTGAACCATTCGTTTTCCTTAGATTCGCCATTGCGTTCCGTTGATTCATCATCGTCCGTATCGTCTGGATTGCCAATATAGCGTCGCTCCGCTTCACTGATTCGCGCAAAAAAAAACCGAAGAAGTTCATGAATTCCGCACCGTCAAATTCTTCTTTGAACGCTTTGTAACGTTTATCATTCGGATTCAACACGCGACCACGGTCGTCCTCTTGACAATACTCGAACCCTTCTTCAATGTAACAAATCGCAAGCGCTTGAACGGGATCACTTGCAAGGTCTTCGATTAACTTCAAGTCAATGATTTGTCCCGTGCTTATCAAACGGAAATCTTTTTCAAAGACGTAGCGTTGTCCATTCACCGTCACTTCACCAAGCGGTTCGGCGTAGGTGTAATTCGCAATCATTCGCGTCAAGTGACCAGACAATCTTTGAACGTCGTCGATTGCAAGTTGTTTGACCTTGTTCGACTTCATTCCTGAAAAGATTGAAATAAGTTGACATTGAAAGTCAAGCATTTGAAAGAATTCATCGTTTTGCTTTTCCTTGATTACTTCGGCTAACATCAACCACTTGACAAGCTGGTCTGGTTTGCATTCGTGAATCGACGCTGGTAGTTTTATTTTCATATTCTCAAAGTGTTGTATTTCCCTTTCGACTTGTTGTTCTTCATGGAATTCCACGCAAGCGCTAATGACATGACACCGTCG